ATCCTCCTATGGTTAATCATACCATAGGTGCGAAACTTTGTCAAGTGCTTGCGAAACTATAGCTTATGCCCTCTTCAGTGGTAGACTAACTGATGTCGGTAGCAATGTTTCTTAACTCTTCAGCTACCCGCTTGCGACTTAACATTAACTTGGCAATAAATTCACGAACTATTGCGTTAGCCCTAATGTGGTCAGCTGCATTTTTTAACTCTGTTAAGTCAGGTTTGCCGTCACCCTCAGTTACCAACTTTTTCATCAAAGCGATAGCCTGCAACGGTTGTATGTCCTCATTGCTTGTATACATTTTTACCTCCATTTATTTACTGCCAGACTAGCCATTGCGGCTAGTTTCGGGCTTACGCTCTCTTTTTATTTGTTACCCCCTTTAAGCTAAGCCTTTCAAGTTGCCGCAGCGCTAGTCTACTTGGCTTATTAGTGCCCGCTTCCCACCTCCTAATAGTCATTGTTGAGACACCAAGTTTGCCCGCCATCTCTTCTTGCGACATCTTCAAGGCCTTCCTGAGCTTCTTTATATTTTCTACCATCCTTACCTCCTTTCTTTACTTTCACTCTCAGCATAGCACACTTGGTAACATCTGTCAATGCTCTTACATAGTCCTTTGGTACTGTATCCAAAGGACAGTACCCGTACTTTCGATACAGTACCTTAGTACCTTTTAATTCCATTTTTTATGTGCTAAACTTAACGAGTGTAAACGTAGAGGCATTCAAGTAAAACGGAGTTTACACGATATGGTACCACCTCCATTCTAAATCGCATTGTTTTTACCAGTACTCCCCTCCCAATAAATACCTTAACAGTTTATCTCTTCGAGACTGTTAGATATTTATTTACCCCTTTTCTATCAATTATCTATCAATCATCTATCATGTTATATTCTGTTATTCTTGTGGTTATCTATCATCTATCTATCATGTTAGATAATTCCAGTGAGGTTATTCATGGTAACTAAATGGTGCTATCTCTATTCTAAATCTCATTTATTACTTGCTTTACTTGACAATTCTACCTATTAATGCTATCTATTAATTATGACAAGAAATATTGTCTCTGCGTCAAAGAGTTCTCCACGTAAACGTTCCAAAAAGTATATGCCACCGCCTGCATCTTTAGCTAACCTCATACCTTATAAGCCAGGCCAGAACGGCAACCCAAAGCCCGGTAACAGCCTCAAAGCCTCATTAATGAATGCCATGCTGGTGCCACTTAAAGAGCCGTCCTCAGATGCACCAGCACGAGACCATATCGTCTATGCCACGCTGAAAGGGGCTATCAACTGCGAGCCATCATCTGCTCACTTGAGGGAAGTCTGGGACAGGGTTGAAGGCCCGCTAGCAAACAAAGTGATACCTCCCGATGTGAATGTGGTCTTCGTCATTGGGAGGGGCTATTCTGACGCTCTACAATCAGTTTCTAGCCCATTGAAAGAGATAAGTAATACAGAGTTAAACACCGAGATGGAGGAATGATGTTTGAGAGGCTACGCTCCGTGCTTCGTTATATCATAAGAAAAATTGAATGGGAAAATGGGGAAGATATTCCATGCTGGGAGCATGTTGACTCTCTTCCTCAGAGGGGAAAGAGTTGCTAGAGGAGGGAGGAATGATGCTTGAAGCCGAACTGACTATACTGGCATATACTTTGTTAGCGATGGTTTTGGTTGGGGTGCCTCTCATGGGTTACATATTGATTAAGATTTCGAGGGGAATGAAGAGGTGGTAGCTGATCTCGCAAGGAAGCGATACTAATAATACCCATAAAGTGAGATAGAAGTGAAGAAAACGACAATTCTAGAAGTGAACCAGATGCACACTAATAAGGGAGGGTATAATGAGAGTTAAGACTTTAACTGATAAGGATATATCGAAGCTGATGTCGCAAGGAAGCGACTTCTGTAACTCGCAAGGAAGCGATACTAATAATACTCATAAGAAGAATACTAAGGGCCTAAAAGCAACAGTGGATAATCAAGAAGTTAAGACTCTTATTTTTAAGGATGAGAATTTGAGGAGTGGATTTGCTCAAGTGCCTAATGCCGTCCTGACTAATCCTACCTTGAGTTCAAATGCCGTTAGACTTTATGCCTTGTTACTCTCCTACGCTTGGCAGTCAAAGCAATGCTTCCCCGGTCAACAACTCCTATCTTATCACATGGGGTGCAAGAAGGACACTATTATCAGAACTCTAACTGAGTTACGAAAGGTAAAACTCATTAGTTGGAAACGGCAGGGCTTAGGCAAGGTTAATATCTATTATATCGAGAAGTTCACCGATGGTTATTTACCAGAGCAGTTTATTGATTGATTATTAAGGAGTCAGATGGTAACAGAGACCAGACCGCAAGTTAAGCTCGTCTGGGAGCCTATTAACGAAAGCCAAGAAGGCTATGTTGCGTCTGAGGCTGGGTCTGTACTGTTCTCAGGTGCTTTCGGTGCCGGTAAGACCTTGGCTATATGTGCTAAGGCTCTCAAACTCAGCCTGGATTATCCACACAACTTCGGCTATATATGCCGTAAGGTTAGGGCAACGATAGGGTTATCAACTCTCAAGACATTTACCGATCTGGTATGCCCGAAAGAACTTATTGCAGACTATAATAAATCCGAGGGGCTAATCACTCTGACCAATGGCAGCCAGTTGTTGTTTGGTGGCCTGGATGACTACCTGAAGATAGGTTCAATGGGTGCTGGTGGTATTGGTTTCGTTGGAATTGATGAAGCTATCGAGACGATAGAGGATGACTGGAATATGTTGGAGGGACGTCTTCGTCTCCCCGGTGTTCCACATCAGATATTCGCTGCGACTAACCCTGGGCCGCCCTCCCATTATCTATACCGCAAGTTCTTTACAGAGAAGAAGGGCGAGGTCTTTCAAGCCAGCAGTTATGACAATCCTGCTTTGCCGTTAGACTACAGGGAGAGGCTGGCTACCTTCGAGGGGATATATCGTGATAGATACGTCCTGGGACTATGGAAGGGGTTAGAGGGGCTGGTCTACTCCTCCTTTGACGAGAAGATATGCCACATCCCACGTTTCGAGATTGATAAAAGTTGGCTGGTTTACTCCGGCCATGACTTCGGGCTGGTTAATCCTGCTGCGTTATTCACAGCACAGAATCCAGGGTCAGGTGACTTTTTTCATTTTGCTGAGTATGCACCTGGTATTAAGCTAGGTTATTATGACCACGTGCAGGCTTTCAAGGCTATCTGTGACGGCAGGAACGTGCTAAGGCGTGTCGGGGGCAACCATAACGAGGAAGGGGAACGTCAGGCCTATGCATCTCAGGGGTGGCCAATAAGTGAGCCAAAGCATAGTTTAGACAAAGCTCTCCAAATCAAGATGGTGCAGGGGATGCACCGGCTCAACAAGATATGGGTTTTCAATGACTTATCGAATTATGTCAGGGAAAAGTTTAGTTTTGTAACGAAAGAGGACAAGATACTGGGTGAGACAAAGTTCCACCTGATGTCGTGTGAGAGATATTTGATGAGCGACTTCACACCTGAGACAGCAAAGGGCATGGGCAGGTATGGAGGGCGCAATTCTACTTGGGGGTGAAAGTATGGACGTTAGTTATAAGGATATAAAAGACAATGCAGACGATAGGAAGGATTTAACCGACCGGCAAGACGCTGATGTTTTGCTCCGTAACCTTGATGCTTATGTAATGATGGGTCTTGATGGTAAGACGGCAGTTTCAAAGGTCATCAATGTAACTCTCAACAGACCGAAGGTTATGAGTGCGTTTATCATAGCAGCGTTGGGCAATACCAGTGAGCAAATTCTAGTAGAGAGCGAGGAGAAGGATTTTGACCCGGACTACATCAAAGACTTCCGCAGGTTATTATTTGCAGCTGCTAATGCTCGGCTTCTAAAGCAAGGTGGCGCTGAGATAAACCCCTACTTGGACGAGCAGAGTTGCATCAGGGGTGGTGCTTCTCTCCTGGTAGTAATGCAGATGGAAAAAGGAAGGGGTGGAGGGTTATATTTAGATACGAATATAACAAAGTGGGATCATCGGTACACCAATTTTGTACAGGGAGGAGTGGACGGGCTGCTTTGGGCTGCAAACGGATACGGAGCGAAAGAGAAGAGAGCAGACGTTGAGAATCAACGATGGTGGGAACACAGAGTTGGCATAGACACTTTTCCCGGCAAGGAAGCCGAGGTAGTGGATTTATGGACGGCAGAGGGACACATAATCTATCTTGCCGGGCAAAAGGTGTTTGAGGAACCGCATAAATTTCAATGGGCTGATGGGACGCCCTATGTCCCCGTAGTTATTCAAGGTGTGCCGGTCGGGTCTTCGTTATCTGATAAAGACGATCTCAAACATCAGAATGAGTCCATTTTCTTTCTAATACGGGAGGCAATGCCGGAGATGCAGAGGTTGATAAGTATTGTACAGACGCAGGCTTTTAATACCTTAAAGCCTCCTATTATGGTAGAAACAGTAGAAGGGCATACCATTGAAGTCAACGACCTGCCGTTATATGAGGCGTTGATGGCAGCGGGGGCAATATCAAATGCCAATGCCAAGATAATAACTCAGGCTGACGCTAACCGGGCTGCAATGATGGCGATGGAGAGAATGGATGTGAACATGAGGGAGGCTGGGTTTATACCTCGTCAATTAGACCCGCCACAATCGGGGATAGCGTTGATAATAGAAAAAGAAGGGCAAGATATAATACAGTTGCCTCGGTTACGGCTAAAGGGGACAATGAAGACGTCCGTCGGTGATATGGCCACCGCTCAGATAATACAGATAGGCGGTTCGGTAGAGATAGGGACGGTAGGGCACAAGAGGACATTTGATACAGGTAAACTGGCGGGGCAATACGAGGTAACTCACAAGTTCAGGGTGAAGTCATTAGCTAATGACGCTGGGTTGGCAAGTCTGGCAGCTTCTTATGGTGATGATATATCAGCGCACACAAAGAGACGTGATATATACCAGCTAGATGACCCAGATGGAGAAGAGAACTGGTTAGCTTATGAGGAGGCGGAGAGGTTAAGCCCGTTAGTCAAGCTACGTCGGGTAGCTAAACACCTGTTAGAGCTTGGGAAGGATGAAGAGGCAGTGTTAATAACCGATGAAGCGGGGGTGGTGCTAGAACAATTATTAGCTGGGAAAGCAGCGACACCGGGTCCAGAGAAGCCAAAAGAAGCTACTCAGATGATGAGTTTGTTTGGAGGGCAGACAAATAGACGACCTGCCCCGCCACAAGAGGAGGTGAGATAAATGCCTGAGATTGGTGAACGATACACACTATTTTGTGGTGAATGTGGGACTGAACTAATTAGAAATGAGATATTTATTCGTTGCCCCACTTGCAATATAGTAGATTTTACTGAGCAGGGGGAGGCGAGATTCCCTGGTTTAGCAAGAGTGTGTCGCAAAAACGAAGTCAATCTTTTAGAGTTTATGAATACTCTAGGAGGGAAATAATGCCTAAGAAGAGGGTTACGATAGAGGAGCTTTTTGATGCCAGGATGGAAGAGATACGGGAGAGGCACAAGAAGCCCGTAGCTGCTCGCAATGGAGCGGGGGGATTAAAAGACAGGTTACGGCAGAGGGTGGAACAGAGTAGGGCACCGAAGGTATAAGGCTTGTAGTGAGCGGAGTCGAACTATGGTATTAGCAACAAAGAAACCTGGCTGGATGGTTGAAGAGGCTAAGAAGAGGCAGGCTGAAGAGGTAAGTACAGGGAAGAGACGCCACACTTTAGCCTATTGGTATCAGAAACTTGGATTAGAGGAAGCTAGGCTTCCTGAACCTCCGCCAATAGAAGAGCCAATAGAAGAGCCAGTAGAGGCTCCACCAGTATTACCTATCAGCCCCAAAGCTCAGAAGTTTATCAGTAAAAGATGGCCTGAACCTAAAGTAAAAGAGGCTGCTCCTTTCCGACCGATAATTTCTGGTGAAGGGGGGCGAATACTAAGAGGAGACGATACTCTGCTCTACAAAGAATACAAAGCCACTGGGGGGCCGCTTGGGATAGCAGACTGGCAAGCAGTCGGGAGTCCAATTAGACCGCTAGACTTTCTCGACCCCTTTAAGACAGTTGAAGGCTTGTATGATGTTGGGGCAGCGAGAGAAGCTGGTATTCCTGCACATATTCTTAGCCGGCCTGATTTGTTTGGAGAAGAAGCTGAGGCGGTTCCCGAGATAACCCCGGAGGAGCTATCAGAGTTCACGGAAGAGGAGATAGAGGCTGGGTTTAACCAGTTGCTATTAGAGGGTAGGACAAGAGACGCTGAGGCTATATTCAGGGCAGTAGGGGGAACAGATGAGGAGATAGCTGAGTTATTTGGTGAGGTTAATGGGGAAGAAACTCCTGCCGAGACTGGCTGGAAAGCTGTTTGGAATAAGGCACGC